CAGTTAAATACATATATCCTTGTGTTTGATAATAATAACCCTTAGTTGGTATATTATCTTCCAGTAATGGAAAAGTAAAACAGTTCCAACTATTTTTAACCTCTATTATTTCATTGTCTGTAATAACATCTGGTGTACCAGTCATATAATCGTTTTCAAACCATTCATCGTTTTTAATTAATCTATCGTAGTTTAAATATTTAGCAATAAAGTCAATAGAATTATCTTCCATTATATTTCCTTTATCCATATACTTACTTGTTACATCTTGTGTTCTTTTGTATATTTTTTCAGTGTACCAATTTTTACAATAGGTCTTTGCTCCAGCCGATATTAAATCATCTTTTCTTTTTGGCTTGGTCATTATACCACTAATAGCAGAAGATCTTATTTTAAAAGTTTCCATTATTTCTTAAAACTATCTGCTTCTGAATCTGAATAAATACCATATTCGTAAGCGTTAATTAATTTTAATACTAATCTATCTTTTAACCTTTTTTCTGCCATTGCAAAAGGGTAAGGAGCTTTACAATTCTTTGGACTTGCTTCTCCAGTTGACCAGATTATTTTATTACCTCTTTTTGCATCTCCAACTATTGCTACATCTGTATTATTATCTCTGTATATTGTAGGTGCGCCAAACTGTATATTTTCTTTAGAAGCTATTTTTTCACAAGCATCGTGTGTAATTATCCACATAGATCTTGTGCCTCTTTTTAATTCCCAAAAGTCATCTTTTGTTAAATTGTATTTGTCTGCGATTTCTTTAATTTTCATAGTTTTTGATTTTTATTAATATAGTTTTTATTTTATTTATTCTTTGTTTGTTGTATTGTAATCCAATTGTTTTTAATTGTTTTCCAATGTTTTCTAATTCTAGTATATAATTATCAAATCTGTTTCGGTGTATTTCTAAATCGTTAGATGATAATTTAAAACCATTAATTACTTTTTTATTCCAGTTAGATCTTATTACTAAGTTGCGTAATCTATCAGTTAAGTATTTAGTTGTTTCATATGCCCACCAATGATTAATATTGTCATTGTGTTCTTGCTCGTTATGTGGGTGTGGATAAGGTATCATTTTTTAATATAATTTTCCATTAAATTAAGTAACACCTCTGAATAGGATTTATGCCCATTCTTTTTGCATTTACCTTGAAATGCTACCAGAGTATCTATTTTTTCTGCTGGTACATAAAAGGTTCTTGTTGTATATGATATTTCTTTGCTCATTTTTTATTTGTTTTTTGGTTTAAGTTTTAAATTTCTATATTATAAAAATTCTCATCACAATCTAAACAAACATAAGGGTAATCAATTACTTTTATTGTCTCATTATATAATTTAGAATTACATTTTGGACAATCTTTATTTGTTTTTTCGTATTTATTATTATACTCTTTAATAGTGTTGTCTATTTCTTTTTTGGAAATATTATTTTCTGACCAGAGTTTAATTCTATATAATAGTTTGTATTCCTCTAAATTTATTTCTACTTTTTCCATATCTTTTAATTTATATTTATAAATATAATTATAATTTTGTTAATTTACTAATTTGTTCTAATATTTCTTGTTTATTTTTTTCTTGTTCTGAAATACATAAACTAATTATTGTTGGTAAATCATTAAATAATGTTTGCATATTAAATACAATATTACCTTGTTCGCATTGTAAATGTAATTCTCCACAATCAACCCATATTGTTTCTGTATCGTGAACGTATATATGTTTTTTATTTTTCATAATTAAAAGTTTGCTATTATAAATGAATAATCATCTATTGGAATAACTGTTGTATATTCGTTTAGATCATAATATGTATCTAATCTTTGGTCGTAATCTCCGTAAAACTCATTTAAACTTTCGTACTCTGTAAACTCTACGCAAAAAGCTATAGGATCAAACTCAATACCCTCATCGTATTCCTCAAAGTATTCGTATAAAGATCTTAATCCTTCATCTGTAAAACTGTTTGGTCTTACTTCTTTAAATTTTCTAATAAATTCTTGTTCTGTTAATGTGATTATCATAATATTTGTTTTTAAGGTTTAATTAAATCTAAGTCGTATTGATCTGCTACATAGTTTATATGCTTCTGTGTAGTTTTACTCCAGTAACTATGCTGAATTAAAGTTGCATTTACTATTGTAGCTACGTGAGTACTGTAGCTCCATACTTCTATTTCGTTTAAAATTCTAAGATTCTGTTTGTATTTATCTAAATTCATAATATTTATTTTTTAATATTTATAAGCTAGATTTATTCCAGCTAAGTATTGTGAAATTGTTATTTCTTTTGCTTTGAACTTTTTTTGTAGTTCCGCTTCTATTTTTTTATCAATTTCTGGCATCTTAAATTTTGAACTCATAATGTTAATTTTAGTTGTTTTATTTGGTTAATTATGGTATAAATATAAATATAAATATATTAATAAAAAAACTTTTTAGATCTTTTTTTTAAAAAATTTAATCCTACTTCTTAAAATAAATGTGTAATTCTGGCTACTTGACCATTTTGTTTACTAAATAAAAAACTCTCAATAGCTTTATTATTAGAACTTAGATAACCAGATTTGTGATGCCAAGCATCTGCTTCGCTTGGACTGCGTAAACTTTCTATTGTGCAACCAACCATATCTTTATTAGCTACTTTGTGATGTACGTGCTGAGTAAACATATACCTATATTTAGTATCGCTCCACCATTTACACTCATCTGCCATTAACATTGGCAATAAATCCCATTTAACTTTATCTCCGTGTGTAGAACTTATTAATGAATTATAATATTTATAGTATTTACGCATTTGTAAACTAATATCCCAACTAATATTTTTGGACTTTCTAAAATGTGCTTGTAATACTTGCGCCATTAACCAACCAGATATATGATCGTGATTACCAGCAGTAAACATTATATGTACATCTGCTAACTGCATTAACATTTCTATAATCTCCACCATTAATCTTTTAGCAATCATAAAATTATCACTCCATAATCCATCTACATCTTGTCTTGTACCAGCAGTTGTTGTATTATTAAAACCATCTACGTGTAAAAGATCTCCAGATAAAAGAAAAACAACCTTTTCAATATGAAAACCTTTTGCTTTCTCAATACACCCTTTTACACCCTCTAAGGCTCTTAAAACCGCAACCTGACTGTTATACTCTTCTCCACTTACAAAGCTCTTACATAGCTTCCCTATATGCAAATCAGAGGGGCAACAAAAGAATAAGTGACCATCTATCTCTTTAGGTCTTTTAATTTTAGGATATTCTGGAGAAAATTCTTTTAATTCTTTTACAAGATCTTCAGATAGTTTTTTAAAATCTTGTTCTTTGGCTTTAGGTTGTTTAAAGTATAAACTGGAGTTTTCGTTCTTAATCCAACCAGAATGTAATGTTTTGGGGTCTAAACCCTCTGTTTCGCACTCATCTTTTACCCTTCTATATTCTTTTATAATCTCGGCTTCATTTTGATTTAACCTATAACGTGGATTCCCAGCGTTTTTATGCCTTTTATTATGTGATTTCATTTACAAGTTTTTAAGTAAATGTATGAAAAAAAAATTATCTGCCTTTTTTAGCTATGCTTCCAAAGTAATATCCAACAATGCTAAGAACGATTCCCTCAACAATTCCTGTTGTATGTATCATTAATTCTTTATTGCTTTCTGGAACATCCATAAATACTATTGCAATTAATAATAATAAAAAACTACCTAAACCAATAACTCCAGTTGCGTTCATCATCCAGTCACCGCTACCAGCTTTTACCATTTCAATTTCTCGTTGCCTTGCTGAATTTCTATCTTCTACTTCTAATTTATAAAAATCAACTAATCTTTCGTGAATTTGTTGTTTTTCTTCTGGACTTAAATCTGGTTCATTATCAATTAAATTCTTAACAACACCTAATAAACCTTCATCTGGTAATAAATCTCCAGCAACTTCTAAAACCTTTGGAGCTTTTAACTTTATAAACTTTCCTAGTTTTGTATCTTTAAATTTTTTCATCCGCTACAACTTTCACAAGTTTCATCATCTATATTACAAGTTCGTTCTGGTACTGGTTTATTTTCTAATTGTTCCAGCATCTTTTCAAATTCACTTTGTTTTTTTTCCATTTAATTTATCCTTTACTTGTTTGGTTTTTGGTTTAAAAGATTTTGGTTGTAAATCTAAATATTCAAGTTCAGCATTAAAGCAAGGGCATAGTTTCATATATTCGTGTTCCTCAACTCCATCTCCATCTTTGTCTGGAGAATAATCTCTATGTCCGTGAATACTTGCTTGTGGATAAATGTTTTTTAATACTTTAAGTATTTTAATTAATGAGTTTTTTTGTTCTTCTGTTCTTGTGTCTTTTCCTTTACCTTTAAGATCTAAACCGCCAACATAAGAAATACCAATTGAATCAGAGTTACCATTTTTAACGTGTGCTCCAGCCTTAGAAACTGGTCTACCAGCATTTATTTTGCCTTCAATACCAATAATATAATGATATCCAATATCTGAAAAACCTCTCCTTAAATGCCATTGTTTAATAGTGGCTGGACTTACATTAATACCTTCTTTGGTAGCGGTACAATGTATTACAATTTTGTTAACTTTTCTCATCTTTGTATCTTCTGGTTTGTACTTTATTCTTTGCGTTTTTAA